ATTCCGATACCCAGGCGGCTGGGTCCCAGGGGGGATAGAGCCGCATCGACCTCCACCATCCTCTACGGCAGCTGGCCGTACAACCTCCTTTTAAACCCTGCAATGATGACGCAGAGGTGCAACTGTAGGTTGGGATTTCCAACGCGCAGCGAAGGCAGCTCCTCCGGAGTTTGCTCACTCAGTCGCAGCCTGCGCAGGTCTCAAAGCCTGCCTTGTTTGTCTGGCGCCATGAATGTCACGCGGATCCAAGTACGAGATGGGGAGCCTAGCGTCGGCTCCCATGTCTCGGACGACCAGAACGTTGGCACATGTGAGCTCCAGCGCAAAGGGACTGATAGCGCCGAGGGTATCCCCCGGGGTCGATTTGAAGGTTTCGAGACCCACACCGGTACTGAGGTTAGCTACGGCGCCTGTACTGGTGGCCACGGAAACCGGATGGTATTGCCAAGACCTGTGGGACAGGCCTCCGCAAGAGGGGACGGCAGCATACCGAACCCAGGAGCGGATGGGGGTCTTTACGACCCCATGTCAGTGGAAGCAGACCCACCCAGCGGGGCCCCCCTCCCGGCGCAAGCCAATGGGACATCCCGCAAGTCTCCTCTAACCCAGGGGGCGGAGGTTATTTCGTTTTTCTGCGACCTTGACACGGCAAGTTTTTCTCCATCTTCCAACGCTACTCGTTCTCCTTCTTTCCCTGCCTCTTGCCCTCTGGGCTTGGGGCCCGACGCCTCCCAATGGGTGGGAGAGCGCGATCCTTCAGCCGTTGAGCCACTGGAGACTATTACATCCCAGATAGGACTTGACGGCAGCTTTGGCCAGGCTCGAGTGGCCCAATCCCCCCGCCGAAAGGTTGCGGGAGTTGCCGACGTCGTTGCGTGCAGTACCCCAAGCGAGCTTCCTGTTCGCTGGGCTGCGATGCATGCACTCGACGCGCACGGGATTGATTTTCCGTTTAGCTTTCTAGTCGAGGAGAGCTATTACGAAGACCACCCGGTGGCAGAACCCACCCCGGTGGTGGAGTGTGAAAATGACGGCCTTGCGCTAGTGGGCACGATGATGCTCCAAAAAGGCCTGATTCACTCTTCCCCCAGCCGTGACTACCTCAATGTTTGTAATGCTCTTTATGTGCGTTCTTCGCGCAAAGTGCTGAACAAGTTCAACGAGGAGCTCCACGAGTTGGGCTTTAGCTTTTTCGTATCCGATGGCTGGCAGTGCACGGATGACGAAACTTGCTTGCAACGCGCAGTCTGGTCAAGATGGAATTTTGGATCTGAGATCCCCAGCTGTGTGGAATGCATGGGCAACTGGCTTTTGGAGCAAGGGCTCTCCTGCTTGATGCGGATTGGAGGCATCTGGTTGCAGGGGGGCGAAGGTCCCATTGTTTTCGCGATCGTGGAGACTCCGGAAGGGATGCATGCCCTGAGGATCCTCGACTTCGACGACAGCCAGCTTGACTCGTCTCTTCCGGATGGTGGCCATTGTCGTAATGGCATCTGGACTGTTCGAGGCAAGCCATGCAAGCACCCCTACCGCAAAATTGGGGCGCCAGGCAAGGCGTTGGGAGGGGCACATCGCCCCCAGCGCAAGCAGATCGACAAGACGGCTGGGCGGAAGTTTCAACCAAAATCCGCTTTGACCGCTGACCAGTGTGTCCAACGATCGTTGGAGGTTCTGGCGAGGCGAAGAGCGTTCGTGAAAGTCTCCAGTTCTGATCATCAGAACTCATGCTTGTGGCATGCCATTCGGGTCTTGCACTCACTCGATGAGTCGCAATGTCCTAATCGAGGCGCCGCTTGCATTGATGACTACACTGCGTTCTGCGCGCAATCTTGCATCGAGCCCCTTCCGATCGTTTTGGCCAAGTACGTGCATCCAGACTTGACGCGGCTGAGTCCTCTGACCACCTCCACGGTGCAGACCAAGACCGCTTACTTCACTCTGGACGATGTCATCATGCAGAATCTGGACAAGGATGAGAACAATGCGTTCTTACTCTACACGAGCCAGTACGATGACTACGAAAGCATGGCCACTCAACTTGGACATTTCTGGGCAGTGATCCTCGTGGGGAAGGCGAAAACCACGCCGAGGCAGCAGGAGGAAGCAATTTGCGTCGAGAACACGGGGCATAGCTTGCAGGCTATGTTTGCGAAGTACGGATTGGGTGCTCGCAATCATCTGCAATGCATTGTGCCGACGTGCTACATTGGACGCCTGAGTGCAAGGATCGTGGAGCTGGACGAAGCG